GTAATAACCACACTTCTGGTAAAGGGCCTACAGCTTTTTCAATAGTTAATACTTTAAGTACACATATCTCAAGCGTAAATGTTGGAAGTTCGGGCCAAGATATCTTTTATTTTAAAACAGATAAACAAAAACAACCATATAGACCTGTTAACATTTCTTTCTTTAAGGATCGTGATAATATATTTTCTGATACGACAGTTGGATTTAAAAATAATAATTACTCAAATAATTTTACCGTTTCTTTATCTTCTTTAGTCGGTACAGTATCTTCACAAACTTTGAGTAGCATATCGATAACATCGAATGGTCTACCAGGAGAGGGTGATAGTGTAGAAACCTTTCATGTTTCACCAGTACAATTTAAAGGGCTAGGTATACCCTTTATATTAGCGCCAAAAAATACTGGTTACTTTACGATGAAGTCGCTGTCTAGTAATACAACGCCTACTTTCGAACTTCTATCAGGTAAATCACCAGAAGTTGTACCGGGTGTAAGTGGTGTAACTGTAAGTACAGTTCATTATGATATTGAAAGCTTGAGTGCTGCACCACTATCTGCTCTTAACACAAAATTTTGGTATAGAGGGTTACTTACATTTAACGATAAAACTCTTGCTTCGCTTTCAGGCAAGCCGTCATATTTAACTTTAAGCGCAAAATGTGCATATGAAAATATTGATGTAACTCCGACAACAACAAATACTGTAACAGGATTTACTACTTTTACTTGCTATCCAAAAAATTATTATGAAGCTTATAAACATAATGAAAATTTTGATTTTGAGGAAACAATTAAAGATTTAAGATTTCAGGAAATCTTATTAGATAAAAACATATTATTTACTGATTTTATTGGTAGTATATTTGGTAACATAAGTAGCAGATATACTGTTCTCGGTAAAAAGCTTTGGGAGAAAATTCAAAACTTTACTTCAAATACTAATGATATAGATTATTGTGATATAAACTCTCTTATAAACTTAGCTAGTTTAACTAATGATGACGGCTTAGTGTTTGATAGAGCTTTAGCGCAACAACCAGAGTTAGTGGATAGATTAATGAGTATTTTGAGCGTTAATTACAATAAGTTTAGAGGTACAAAAAATAAATTTGATGAAAATTATGATCCACAAGGGCATACAACAAAAACCACTTATGGTAAAAATTTAAGTTCACTACTTGATACATCTACATATCAAGTAACAGCTGGTACTGATATTGTCGCATATGAAAAATTTAGTGAAACGTATACAAGACTAAACACATACCAGCCATTATGTGCACTAAGTGGTAATCAGTACTCAAAAGCCGGTGATACAAATACCTATATGCTTAGTGATTTTTCTACTCTTCATGATAGAACAAGCAGCGGACCATATTGGGGTTGGCCTCTTGTATTACCAGCATCATACGATACACCAGCTGAATTAGATAAGTTTTATAAGTTTTACAGCTTATCCGCTACATTTGATAATACTATCGAAGGTGGGTTAATTGACTATAATAACGGATTGACTACTTTGGATTACGATACACGCTTAAGTGCGCTTGAGGGTGATAATAACGTGTTTGATGTTATGATTCGAAACTCATTATTTAGTAGTCTATCTCTGTTCTAGAGATAAATATGTTTAATGGATACTATTGTTACAGGCTACCCTGAAGTAGATTTATCTATAACTAATCCTAATGTAAATCAAGAGGATGCATTAGATAAATTTACTCCATTTTCATTTGTTCAGTTTATTGAAACTGTAAGTGAGCAGTATCAGCCAGAAACTTTAACAAATTTTTATAATACTTACCTTAATAGATGGAATACGAAAACAACTGGTAAAACGGTAGATAATAAAGAAGTAATAATTGAAAGGTATCGTGATTTCTTAAAAGATATTACTTTAAATTTTTCTACTAATGCTGAGCAAACTTTCTTATCGCAATTAGATTTCTCTGATCCGCAAGACTTAGAAGTAGGAATGTCCTTTTATAGTAAGAAGATTCGGAATATTATTTCTTACTATAAAAAGAAACGACAAAAAGTTTATTATTCTACTACTAAAGCTAAAGTTAAGGGAAGCTCTTTTGGTACGGAGCAAGCAGCTATAGATCTTATTTTAGAGTTTTTAGAAAATCGTAGTACAGCAGCAAGAGATTATGATATAGATAAAATTAAACAACAACTGTCAATATCTGTTACTGAGTATTTTGATAATTTTTCTCAATACTTTAATAGAGATCCAGACGCAAAAGATTATGGCAAGACGTTTAAAAGTTATGATCCTACAAGTTTACCAGCAGATAATATATTTTTATCTAGTGATGAAGATCTCATACAGCAAGTTTTTTCAAATGTAAGCGATGATATTGTTTCCTTAAAAGAAGCTCGTGAAACTTTAAACTTTAATGTTGCAGATGACTCTCTCTTTAATAATAAAAGAAAGCTGACAGAAAAGTATATGGGAGCTGATTTTTATTATCTCTCAACAGATGAGGAAGGTAACCCAGAGTTAGATGAAAATAATCGATTAAAGCTTTTATTTCGTGCTGAAAAACCATATGCAAATTTTTTAAATCAAGACTTCCCATCCACAGCTTCTGTTTTTTCAAACGATATTGTTAGTGAAAGAGATCTAGGATTTTTTAGACCACATAATTCTGCTATAGCTGTAATAGAAGGAAAACGCTTAAAATTTTTTACAAGAAAAAAATACCCTCCAAATCAGTTATATATATTTCCAGATCCTAATCTTTTTACTAATACAGAAAATGTACTAACGTTTATTATCGATACTTCAAGAGCTATTAATAATGCTAGTAAGGGTATTGCTGTTAATCAGCCTAATACAGATAAAGATAGTACCGCATTTATAGGTTATAATTCTGAAATGGGTCAAGATAGAAACTTGAATACTGATTTATCTTACTTGTTTGATGAAGGTTATATTGATGATAGTAAAAAAGATTTATTTGGTAATATATTTGGCTTAGTTAAAAATAATAACTATTACCGAAATAATGTAATTAACGAAACACCGAAAAAGGTTAAAAGTTTATTAATGAACGGCTATCAGTTCTTCGATGATCTATATGGGGAAGGTTATAAATTTTCATACAAAACAGCAGACTCTTCTACATTTTCTGAAACCATAAGATCTGGTTTATCAACATTTACCAATGGCTTCTCCGGACGAGGGCCCGATGACTTATTACCTGATACACCTGGAAGCTGGACAAGCTTTCCAACATCTGCGTATAATATATTCTATAGATATTTTAATCCTTATCAAACATTACTTGAGCCATCTAATTATTTGGAGGTAGATTATAGAAGACCGGAAGGTTATACAATAGACGCAGATGTAAAAGAGGGTGCTTACTTTGCTTTTTCTGATACTGAAGCACTAGTGGATCCAACAAGTGCCACTGATATAGGTACATCAAATATTTCTGATTTAAGTGCTTACGCCGCTAGCACGGATCAATTTTATTTTTCCGAATTAACAGAAGCTGGTATAGGTGAATTCAACGTCGATCCACCATATCCGGATAATACGGATTTTGCGACTAGGACTATATTTACAGCACTATGTGACCCTACAGATGTGTGGACAAAGAGTTTATCGGGTAATTTTAGCTATAATGTCCGTCTTTCAGGCGGTTCTGGTAATTCCGGCAATGATGTTAAAAACTACGATGGTGGTTTATTTACAGATAATATAATATTTAACTATTCGACGGATAGAGAAACATTTGATTTTAATGCAGATGTATTTTCAAAGACTTCTATAGCTAATGTAACTTCAGCTCATGAAAAGTTTTTTGATAAAAGAGAACATGTCGGTAAGATTTATGTTAAGAATATAAACAAAAAATGGAACGACCCTGCTGTTAAAGAGCTTACTGAGTGGTTACCATATCTTTCTACCAAATATAATACTTCAATATGTAATGATTTATCTTCTGCTATAGTTGATTTTGATATTTTTTATAGTACTTTGTTTATCGAGACAAGCAGTCATGTTATTATTGAAAAAACAAATTATAAAGATAATATATTTAAAACTCCTAATACCTTTACAAATTCATTAACTATTAATACAAACTTTTTTGATAAAGCAAGTAATAGATTGAAGGTAGGTGATGATGTATTCTATTGTCGTATGGCTCGTGATCAAGTAGGATATAAAGGGGATCAATTTTATCCAGAAATTTATAAGTATAATTACTTAACTGATAAAAGTATACAACTATACCCTACAACCGGTAACCCAGTTATATCTTCAGCATCATTCTTCGCTCTAACAGCCGACTCATCTGTATATATAGAATGTGGTAGGCCACAGCTGACATATAGCAGCGATAACGAACAATTTAACCTCGGAGTAATTATAAAAGATCAAAATAAAGGTCCAGTGTTATTGAACTATATATTCGAATATGCAGATGATATTAAATTTTTAAATACAGAAGCGTATGCATGTAATAATAGTAGATTTACCTTTAACTTTACACAGTCAGCAAAAAATATACGCGATTTAGACAATATAAATTTTGTTTTATCATCTACAGTACCTGCATTAACAACGAGGCCCGTGCCACCTGAACCGCTGTCTGCAGCAGCTTTAATTTTATGAACACTTATACTTTTTCCATATCAACAACAACAGCATCAGAAACAACAGTTTACCCTGTTATTGATCTCTTTGATATAACTAAGTTTAATTTAAACTTAGTAGATGTATTTACAGATACGTTTCCAAATTATTTAGCAATAGATTGGGGTGATGGCACTGATGTGCTTGAGCCAGATGTATCTATATTTCGTGATTATACAAAAGATTCTATTTTTCCAGAAATAAATAAAGGAGTTGCGCCAAAATATTTAACTGATACGTACACACATATATATGAACCATCTGATTATGCACTTAACAAATCAGTTATACTTAAAATAAATATAGGTTATGTTACAGGATTAACAACACAGCTAAGTGCACCGTTGAATATAAGAACTAATGGGTATTATCAATCAATTGAAGATATTGATTTAATTGGTTTAGATCTAATTAACAATAGTTACAATAGCTCACGATTTTCTTTTTTAACTAAAAAGGATGATTTTATTGTACAAATGGATAATAATTTGTATAAACAAGATCCTTCAAGAGGTGGAGCTGGTGAAAGTTCTGCTTCTGGTTAATAACAAATCTTGTAAAGTAATATATAGCATAAATATTGTTAATGGGATCTTTAGTAAAATCTAGTCTAAGCGCACTCAGCTCTGCAGAGGCTAGCTTTTGTCCGATGAATATTGAATTAGATCAATTTCCACGGACATTCAATGGTGGATTTAAGATAAATTTTGTACAAGCTCTTTCTAGTTCGCAGAGTTTTAAGAATTTAAATTATACGAATTTTTACCTTACAGATAATTATTTATTAGATAGTGTTACAACATATAACGCGCCAAGAGTAAAACCAAACAAGTATACCTCAACGTTAAATTTTGGTTTTAGTGCTACAGCTTTTTGCGTGTTTAAACCAGCTTCTCTTAGTACTTTTAAGATAGAGAATAAAATTTACGAAGCAGATAATTATGGAACAGCAGAAATAAGTACTAAAGGAGGTGATGTATTTGAAATAGAATTAATTGATGATTTTACATGTAGAGTAGCAACACGTGTAAATAATCTTCGTTATTTTTTAGTGGTTGAAAATGATACTGAAGAAGAGTTTCAAGAAACACGCGAAGTTTTATTTGTAGGAGAAAGTCAGTTACCTCTATCTGGATTTAATTTAAATTATAATCTATCGAAATATTTAACAACGAGTTATATTAATTTATATTCTACAAAAGAGAAAGCTGATGTTAAAAACGTCTACGCTATTACTAGTGATGGTAATAAGGTTATTGCATCTTTATTGGATCCTGATGCTTTATATAATGAATTTGCTGTTACTAGTTATAGTATTAGATTTGATCAAGAATTAAATTTAACTATTCCTTCACCATATAATGCTTCATACATCACCTATAATAATTCCGGCAAAATTGAAGATAATAGCAGTGATTTTAACTTACCTTCAAACTACTTATTTTATAGTTCTAGTAATAATGATAAACAAGTTTTTAATTTTATTAATTTAAAAAATATTGTTAATACACAAGATTCTTTTACTTCATCTAATAACTTACTATCAACATCTTCTACTACAATATATGCACAAGATCTCAGAACTTATACTAGTATTTTTTGTGATATAGATAGTGAAGAGAATGAAACATTAGCTTTAAATTATGTTTATAATAACTATGATATAACTATTAGACCTGGTACAACACATTTTATTACCCCTTCCTCTCTTCAGCCTTTTAACAAAATAAACATTAATGATACAAAGTTTGCTGATTGTGGATCTTTTGCATTTTTGTCTCCGGATTTATCTGACAGAGTATATAATTTAGATGATAATTCTGTTAAAAAAGAAAATGTGACGTATCTTTGTACTTGGCTATCTGGCGGTATCGGAAAACGCGGCGTATGGGTTGATAGATATTTTTACCCTGATCTTACTACAAAAGAAGAAGCTTTAGGTGGTGTTGGTTCGTTTAACATAACTTACGATCAAGCTGTTGAGAACTTGATAATGACCAATTCTAGTCTCAAAACTTCAGTAACGCAAAAATATTATTTCGATAAAAGAAGTGATCTTATTTTTGAACCATCGAAGAGATATAAATATGAAAGAATTAAAAAGGAAGATTTTATAATGAAATCACCTACTAATTTCTGCGATACATCATCAATAGATAGAAAGGTAAATAATTATTTTGCAAAAATTAATACAAACGGAGGTTTTGGTTTAGGATTTACTATACAAAATGATACAAATGATTTTTATATAGAGTCAGAATATAATGCTATAGATGGTGGTATATGTTTTAAGAAAAATGGAAAGAAGTGTAAGTTTATTTACAAGCTGTTTGATAATAGTACAGAAGGATTAAGTTTATCAGCGAGAATAGCTAAGACAACATATGAGTATGACTTTGAAATTGATTTATTTGAACAAAATAATGTCTTCTTATCCTTTGATGCAATTTTAGGCGTTTTTAAATTATATTTAAATTCGATTGAACTATATACCTTTAATATTAATGCATTTCAAATGTTTACAAAGCGAATTTTGTTTGGCGATATCTTCATATACTATACTAATGATGATAATGAACAACAAAGTGTAGAAATACTACGTAATGCGGCTCAGGAACCAGAAGATAGGATAGCAATTGATAATTTATACCTTTCACTTGAGCCGTTAACGGAAAATGAACTACTAGCATTCTTATTTAGCTCAAACTTAAATAAAGTTCAAGATATAACAATATCCTTACCTTGTGGGCAAAGAAACTTAACAGATAATATACAGCTTGTTAACTCAATTAATACTAATTTAAAGCATAAGAGTAATGTAGTTGATATTAATGTAAAGAATTTAAATATATCTGATAAAAATATACAAGATGAGGTAAAAGACATCGTATTAACTAATATTAGAAATTCCATACCTAAATCTACTAGTATTAATGAAATTAAATTTACTGACTATAAAAAATGATTGAATACTTTAAATATGCAACCACCGGCGCTTTTACATTAAGTAGTGCGCCGTATTCTGGCTTTGTAAACGTAAGAGATGGTGTAGCTTATACCGGTAAGACCTTTACAGAGTCTTCGCGTGTTTTAGAATCAACTGATACATTTTTTGCGAATAGTGTGTTAAGTAAGTTAGAGTTTGATAGGACTACAACAAATATTATAGAATCAAATATTTTAACTAGGCCTATGATATCACCAAGAAGTGTAGTAGATCAATCTTTTATTGATACAAATCTTGGTATTTTAAATAAAAATAATTTAAACCTGTATGCGTTAAATATTACTTCGCGTAATGATTTGCTTAACTTTAAAAATTCTGCAAAAAACGGAAATGCGTATTTTTTAGGGTTGTCAAGCGGAAAGAACGATATACGAAATGACGATACTAAATTAGCTAAAGATAATTTGTTTCCAATTCAAATTGATCCTTTTAGTTTTATTGATAAATTACAAGGCGTAAGTGTTTTAGATGACACAATTGATAGTACTTTATTTGTATATAATGATGAAACGTATTTTTATTTTACGACAACCCCAACGTCATCACATACCTTTTCTGGAAGTTTTGTAAAAAACAGTAGCTTAGTACCGATTACCCCTGAAGAGGATACAGGCGAAACTTTATTTAAAGGTGGTACGAGATTTACATATGATAACTCTACAGATATACTATATAGTCTTTCTGCTGGGTCTAGTCAAACAGATATAAATCTCTACGACAATAGTTTTATTAATCCATGCGGTAAATTAAAGCTTGTAGATAAAGTAGTAGTCGAAGATAACGTTGTCGACCAGACAGTTAAAATTGGAAATAACTTACTTGGGTATAGATATAATGAAGTAGATGAAGAAGAAGATATAGACACAGTTTCAATTTCAATTAGAAACAAATATTCTAATAAATTAATTGATACAATAAGGGCTACGGATGATGAAGAAATTGTTGCTTTCGATATAAGAGATTCAGATGATTCTATATTAATTTTAACTCAACCAGGTCAAGCGCCGCCTGAAATTACTGAAAAGGATACTAGTGGTGAAGGTGTATTTTACCTATATCAATTAGATGTTGAGAAAATATCTGATATAGGTCCTGAATTAAATCCAAAATGTGTATTTAGGCATAGACCGACATATGAATTTACCGCAGTTGAAGAAGATGATATTGAGATATTTTTCTCACAAAATGATTCAAATGTTTTTATAATAAACGATAGAGGTTTTATAACAACAAGATTTACATCAAACCCTGAAGAAGTTTCTGGTTTTGCAGACCCGGAAAGCTTACAATATCTACCTGATATGTATTTTGATAACACCGGAGAGCGATTTAATTTAATTGAAAAGAAGTTTAATTCTAATATACTAAGATCAAATTACTTTAACTATATAAACTATATTGTCGCAAAAAATGAAACAGATTTATTCTTTTTATTGCACAATATAGGGCGAATATATCTGTTTAAAGAAAGTAATCTTCTATATCAAAATTTTGTACCTCTAGATTTAAAAAACTTATATGAAAAGGTTACTAGTTGTGAGTCAAGTTTAGGAGCTTCACTAAACAGTGAAATACAAAATATCATTAAAGATACGGTAAATATCTTTTTAAGTCTTAGTCTTATACCAGCGCCAACTAATTCAAGTGGTATCCCGGTGTTAAGAGATTATATTACATATAAGGGGTTAGATATTAATTTTAGAGATATTGAATTTCATGAAAATGAGGCAGTAGATTATAATGTTGTCTCGCGTGTAATTAACGAGCTTTTTGATTTACAACACCAAATTTTAACTAGTATAGTAGGTGAGACAGATCTAATAGAAAATACAGAGGATGACTTTTTTGGTGAAATTGTTGTTGGTACAGCTGAATTTGAAGAGTTAGATACTGATAGTGGTTCTCCTGATTACTAAAATAAATATAAATAATGCCCGAAAGTCTTTCACAACAACGTATATCAGATCAGTACACATCCTTACTACATATTAGCGGTGGTAGTATTGCTTCTTGGGATAGGCGTGATGCTGGAGAACATCCAGCAGGAGTAGCAAAAGTATACGACGGGGCAGGCAATGTTACTGGTGTATCTTTAAGTTCAGCTGATAATAGATTTATAATTAATAATTACGCTGAGCCTGTAGGGTGGTCTTATCAAAAAGAATGGTTAGATGCTTTTTTTCCTATTAATGTTATAATAATGACAACAAATTTTGAAAATCCGGGTACTCGAATGAAAGGTACCAAATGGATTTTACAGTCTGAAGGATTGTTTACTGTTGGTGCTGGTACTTATACAGATAAAAATAATGATTCTTTTACTTTTACAGCAGGTAACAATAAGCAAAGAGATGGTAATAATCTACAACAAGGTGACATAGCTGGGGAATATAGAGCAGAGATTAAATTAGAAGACTTACCAAATCATACACATACAACTGATACTAGAACAGAGATAGTTCCAACTGGTAAAGAAGGTGAAGGTACAAATGTTGGTTTTATATATTACTTCGGAGATACCATTAACCCACAACAATTAACTGGTGAGGATGAGCGTTATCTAGACAGTGATGCAATTGTTGCATTTCAAAATAATACTGAATACAATGATCAATTAAATTACCGAGATTACTTAATTAAAAGAAATCATGAACTAGGTAAAACATATACTGATGCAGATTTCGACCCACAGTATTCGAATCAATCACTGAAAGGTTGGGCTCAGCCATCAGCTGGTGGCCCTGGCTGGGGTGGTATGCTAAATACAACAGGTAAATTTATTGGTAACAGTCCGAGACCAATTAATGTAAGATGGACATTTCAAGGTACAGAGTATTTTATTGCTAGACCTATATTTGATCCTCGTACGCAAAGTAGAGTACACCCGGGTAGATTTTCTGATGCAGATTTGCTTAAAGCGCGTGATTTTATTATCGGTGTTCTCGGAGTAAGAGAAGCGCAAAAGGCATTAGCGGGTGTTAATAGATTAATAGAGTTAAACGAATTACCAGAACAAGCACGTTTTGGTGAAAATTTATATTATGGGTTAATTCCAGGTTCGAGAGTTGTCGAATCGACAACAACCGGTCAGTCTATAAATCATAATAATATACCACCAAATTATCCAGTATATTTTTGGAGACGTGTACCTCTTGATTTTATTGATAATATACCTCCACCTGAACGACCAAGAGAAAGCTTACCATTTGAGCTTATTATTGATAGTAATCAAAGATCGACTAAAAATAACGTATTTAATTTAAATCAATGGGCAGTAGATAATGGATGGAACGGGCAAGCTGCTTGTCGAATTATTATTGATGATGGTGTTTACATTTACTCAGATGACCCTAATAATGATAAAGTACCTGCAATGGTCATAGATGATTTTCCTGGTGGTTTAACGTTGATAAATAAAGGATTTATTATGGGTAGAGGCGGCGACGGGGGTTCTTTTTATACTGATGGGCAAAATGGTGGCGACGCTATACATGTTATAGGTAACTCTGAAATTACTATTGATAACACTGCCGGTGGTATTGGTGGCGGTGGTGGCGGTGGCTCTGCCTCCAAGCTTGGTAATTCAGGTGGTGGCGGTGGAGCTGGCGGTGGCTGGGGCGGAACCGCATCAATATTTCAACTTGCAGGTTGGAACTTCGGGGATGGTGATGGTAGAGTGATAACTAGTAGTGAAGTGGAAGCCAATAATTTGAGTGTCTTTGATTATCTTGATGGTAAACCATATTTCCCAACTGCTGCGGGTGGTACAGGTGGCGCGCCGGGTCAACCTGGTAGAAACGGTCGATGGTATAATGGTTTTGTTAGTAAGTACTCTTTTCAATTATTTAAAGCTCGGGGTGATATTGTAACAGTTGGTTGGGGACCGGCAGTAGTACTATTACCCGGTGTAGGTGGCGAAGCTGGAGGAAGCGGCGCTGGAGGAAAAGCCACAAGTAGGGGCGTCCATGATCAAGGGTCAGGCGGTGGAGGTGGGCGTATATTAACGTCTACCGCTAGCGGTGGGGGTACAGGAGGTATCCCCGGAGCGCGTTTCGGTGCTATAGATGCTGATGGTAACATAAGAACTGATGGTCCAGCATGGAGTAACACAGCACCAGCTAATAACAGGTCAGTCAATGTACGAGTAATACCTAGACCGGGTAGATCAAGAGATAAAGAAATTGAAACATATGTGACAGCTTATAATAGTAGTCAGCCATACAAGGGATGGAATTCTGGATATAGGTTGAGATCACCATTTGGCTACGGAAATGGCGCGCATTGGGCAGTAGGTCCACATTGGAGAGCTAACGGTGTTAATGGAGGCACAACTGGGCTTCCTTATATTGTAGCTGGTGTAAATAAGGCAGGTAGAGGGTCTCATAAAGAGTTTGGCGAGACAAAATATTTAAACTATAATGGATTTTCATACTTATCTCCAACCGGGTGGGATGGTTATAATCATAGATCCGGATTAATTCATGGTGGTAGTACTAATCAACCCGGTATATATGAACCAGCTAATGCCAGACGTGTAATTGGCAATCAAGATTTATTTAGCGGAGTCTACACGGAGAATACTGCTGCAGGTGGTGGTGGTTGGGGCGCGCCCGGGGGATTAGCATGGAGAGGAGGACGGACTTGGCGACCTGTAATGGATGGGCGGGGTACTGGCCCAATGATAAGAAGAGCAGGAGATGGTGGACTTACAGTAAAAGCTATAGCCGGTAGAGTTACAATAATAGGTGGTTTAGTATATGGTGAAACTGAAGGAAATGTTAACATTAGATAGTATTTTCAAATTGTGACATAAATAATAGTAGTATGCCAGAGAGTTTAACAAATCAATTTATATCTGATTTTTACACTTCTCTGCTCCATTTAAGTGGTGCGGAGTTAGGGGATACTTTGAATAAGGTTTTTGATGGTGCTGGTAACTCTACTGGATTAGCATTAAGTGGTGATAGAGTTATAATTAATAATTATATATATCCAAAGGGACCTTTAACCGAACCAACAGAATGGTTAGATGCTTTTTTTCCTGTTGGTTGTATTCAATTAACCTTCGACGATATAAATCCTCAAACGAGAATAGCGGGAACTACTTGGGAAATAGTTGCTGAAGGTAGATTTTTAGTAGGTGTTGGTGGTCATACAGATAAAAATAACGATTATAGAAAATTTTGTGAAGATGGGTTACCACCTGAATCTGGTAACAGAGCAGGCGAATATATGGCAGAACTTAATATTGGTAACATGCCAGCGCATACACATACCACTAATGTAGGTTCTAATGATGTATTTGTATCTACCGGTACAAGTGTTGCTAATGGCCAGCCTTTTGTCGCAACAGGGGTAGGCGTAACAAATTCAACACAGGCATGGCAAGAGCAGCAACGCTCAAGAAACGCATTAGGAGCAGCTAGTGGGTGGAATTGGAATAATCAGTTTGGAAACAGAACTACAAATAATAATGATCCACAAGATATTATAAGAAGGTCACTCGATCTTAATTTTCAATTAGGTTCTGCTGCAAACTATGATCCAGATACAAGAAGTAGATATCTAGATAATACACAGTTTCAATATAAAGAAGTAATCGGACTATGGAATGGTGAAACGCGATTTGTAGCGAGTAAATCACCTTTAGGTAATGGGTCACAGTGGGACTTTAATGCATATAATTGGTGTATTGAGAAAGGAGCTGTGGATGTAGGAGCGGCACAAGCTGGTGAATTAGCCAATAACGCTAGTAACGTAAGTGTTGTAACAAGAGACAATCAGCAGGTTAATTTTAATGAAGGATCTACTAGCATTAAACAATCTACATCTGTAGGTGAAGGTAGAAAACATAATAACATTCCTCCATCATATGGAGCATATGTATGGAAAAGAATAGCATAAAAAATCATGGCAAATATTACTATAGTAAAATTAAAAGTTAGAAGAGGTACTGATAGTCAGCGTCAAGACATTGTATTAGATCAAGGAGAAGTTGGTTACACTCTTGATTCTAAGAGACTGTTTGTTGGTGATGGAGCAACTTACGGTGGTATTGTAGCTGGTAATAAAGCAGTAGGCCCATTTGCATCAGTTGCTAGTTTAGGCCCAGGTGCTGGAGAATCTCCTTATCTTCAAGTCGGTGATATTGGGTATGCAGATAGTCGGTTGTATATTTTAACCGGAGCTAGTTCAACTGGTAAAGCATATACTAATGCTTTGTCAGGGTGGGCATATATAGGCAATATACCTGATAATACGTCTATTGAGTTTGATAGTAATAATAAATTTACTGTTAAAAAACAAGGCTTAGACTCACAAAATATTGGCACAACATTTTTTGGAGATGGTTTATTATCATCTAATACTATACCCGGGGAAGCGAGTGTAGCATTTAATACAGACTTTTTAGAGTTATCGAGTGCTGCTGGAGTAAAAGGAAGACTAACACTAAAACAAAATTCTATAACAAAACGAGAGATAAAGGCTTTATTCCCGACAGCAAGTGGTTTAAAAGGAGGTGATGGTGAAGAGTTAGCTCTTAGCGTTAATGAAGATCAATTTAAGTTTGATGCTAATAATAAATTAGAACTTAAGAGTGTAGGATCATTAACATTTCCTATATCTACATGGGCTGGACCAGGTGATGGAACATCCTCTACAGAGGGTAGATTAGGTGGTGGTTTAACTGTAAATACAGCTTCAAATAAGCTTGAAACAACGTTACAATCTGTAGATGGTGAGCTTCTTATAAGCGATAATGGGGTTGTATCATTAAACGGAACTACTTCAGCGTTTCAAGAAAATCCTTTTTTAAATATAGAAAAAGGATTAGTTACACAAGTAAAAACTTCTATATTCGACGTTGTTACAGCCACTGGGCTATCAGGAGCTGGAGCAGGCGATGGAGTACCTATAGGTTCTATTTTACCACATGCACAAGCATTTGCGGAACCACCAGCTGGGTATGTTCTCTGTAACGGTGCAGCATATGATGCAACCACAGATACAAGGTATAGAGAGTTATTTGACAAGATAGGTACTGTATACGGTGGATCAGGTATGTCTAACTTCAGAGTTCCAAATTTAACTGGAGGTGATGTACTTCTTTATGGTTCGGAAGGAGCAATTACAGCTGGTACAAAAACACTATTTTTAAGCGCTACAGAGTCTCACTTGTCCGGTCCTAAGACAGGAGCTGGCGGACCTTCAACCTTAAGTGCTTTTGGTGTTAATTTTATTATTAAATATGCTGAAGACCCAGTCTTAAATATTTTTAACGGAGCTCCAAACCAAGTTGCTAATAATTTTGGAGGTCAATACTCGCAGCAAATTTGCCATGGCTTAGACTCCGGTGGCGGCGCTATCACATTAAGTTCAGCTGGCTTTATAACAATGGCTTTATCTGGGCAAGTTCGCAATCCTGATAATACAACTAACAATAAGTATGATAGGTATGCGATACCGGTTTATAGCTACTAAATATTTTACACATGTCTATACAAATTTTAGAAAATACATTATTAAAACTTCTCGTTAGAAGAGGTACAAATTTTGATCGACAGCAAATAACATTAGAAACTGGCGAATTAGGTTACTCAACTGATACGAAAAGGTTGTATATTGGTGATGGTACAACTAAGGGTGGTGTTATAGTTGGAAATAAATGGGCAGGTGAAGCAGCTGATCTAACATCATTAGCACCGGTAGCGAGTGGTGATTATGCATATGATACAGATAATCGCGAGTTTAAAATTGTAACTAAAGGTACAGGAAGTGCTGCAGCAGACTGGGTTACTGTTGCAACTTATTTAAGCGCGTTTAATACTTCAATTACTATTGATGCAAATAACAGAATATCTGTTGGGACTCTATCAGCTGGTAATTTTTCGTTAAATGCAATAGGAAACTCCTTAACAATTGATGGGTCAGAAAAATTAGCGTTAAGTTCTACTATAAGTATAGACGAAATTACACAGAATAGCACGGGATTAACTGATTATCTCACTTTACCGTCAAAAATAAATGTCGGTGGTGTACCATATACTTTTCCTACTACTGGTCCGCAACAAGAGGACTTTTTAGCTTTTGAAAAAAGTAATGGTGCTGGAGGATCTCAACTTACTTGGAAAATACCAAAAGAAGTTCTTACAGCTGTTGCACCAACTACAGCAGCTTTAATTCCAGTCGGTTCTATTCAGACATACGCTGGGCCATTAACTAGTGCACCATATGGTTGGCTTAATTGTAATGGTCAAGCAGTTAATGCTGTAACGTATTCTGAGCTCCTTACCGCATTAAACGGACAATATGGACGTAACTTTACAGATAATACCTTTAATGTACCTAATTTAAGTTCTGTATTTATACATGGCTTTGACTCAACAACCAACAGTCTAGGTGCACAATTTCCAGCTCGTGGAGCAGGTTTATCAGCTCAAAAGACAACGCTTTCAGCCGTTGGCATGAACTTCATTATCAAAGCTTTTGGTGGTGTAACTAGTCCAGCATATACTATTGGTAAAAACCTTTCTGCTACTATAGAGTCAGCATCAGGCATTACCCAAAATGTAACAGATACATCTTTTAATCCTCTTAGTGGTATAGTAAAAATAACAAGACCTCAGCCAGGTATACAGATTTTTGACACACCAGGTATAACACATACGTTTAAAATGCCCGGTGGTGTATCTTATGTTAAGTTTTACGTAACTGGGTCCGGATCTCCAGGTAAATCGAAAAGCGGTAATGCAGGATCTACAGCTATTGGATATCTTTCTGCAAAACCAGGGACAGAGTTTCCAATTGTTGTCGCAGCAGCTCCGATTGGATTTACTAGTGGTAAATCTAGTTATATATATGAACCTGTTGCAGATGGTAGTGATCCATTAGTTACTGCACCAGGTGGTTTATATAGGTCAACAGGTGCCCCAACACCTACAGTTGCGGAAAGTGTCTATCTACCAACAGAAACACTAAGACTTATAGGTGGTGTTGGTCATGTAGATACTGATGATAGTGGAGAAGAGGAAGGATTAGGAGGTTCAGGATTTTACGGTAATAGTCCCGCTTTTGGGGGTGGTCAGGGATCTCATAGTAATAAACCAACAGGACCAGCTCCTAGAACGGGTATTGTTGTGTTTGAGTGGAACTAGTTGCTTTATAACGCATAGAATATAACTACAGTATGGAAGAAGTTATAGTTGAAGGTCTTGATTTTGAAGATTTTGTAACTCTAAAAGAGATTTTATCTAATAACACTAGCTTTAAGTGTAGTGAAAGTCAATTGCATGCTAACGCAAATATATTAATTGAAAAGATAGATAAAATTCTTCAAGTCTTTGATGATGAATAAATACTTGTATGAATACAAGTGTTTGCAGAGCTAATGCACTCTGTGAAGAGTTTTCCGACTACGTTATCTATGATAACGAGTTTGAAAGCATCCTTGTTAATATACCATTCGAACACTTTAAGACGGTACATTTAGAGTTATCAAAGTTAGGTTATATGTTAGTGTTTAAGACACAAATTAAAAAAACAAAATCTCTAACCTGTACTTTTATAAAGGAATGAGTAATTAAATATATATATGGCAGCATTAGCAGGATTTCCAACAGATATAACATTACCCGCGGAGGCAAGATATTATACCTTCGTCGAAGTTGGTAAATCTTTTAATTCCAATTATGATATTACTTGGTCCTTTCAGTATAAACTGCCAAGTACTAGCTTTGGTTCAACAGCTAAATTTGATAACTATGAATTGGGATTTTCGACGTTTTTAACTAATCTACCTAGACCTTTGTCCTGTTTACCTGGACAATATATCGGCGACCAAGACCCAGAATTTATATTATCAGCTTATGCACTATTATCTGAAGGGTATACTACTGCTGGAGCTCTATCATCCTCTACACCTTTAAAAACAGAAGGAGATTCTACAATTTTACTCGAAGGAGCCGTACTTAGTGGTATGTTGGTTAAAGTGGCATTTGATTCCACAGGTAAATATGCTTTAACGGGTAGAGATGATCGACCCGGTGTAAAGCCTCATCAAGTACTAAGAGAATCAATTATAGCACGAGACTTTTTACATAATGTGGTTGTTAATAACCACCTTTCTTCTATATCTACTACATTTAGTACTATATCTACAGATACGTATAGAACTTTAAGATTTAGATATACTAATCTCGGGCAAACCCTATTTATTGATTCACGAGAAAGTGATACTACAACTTATACTTTATTAACGGCAATTAGCCTCGGTACAAGATATAGCACTCTTTCTAATATAGAAAACATTTATTGTGGATTTGCCTTTTCTACTCCAATTTCAGCAAATTATGCAGCTACTGCTGCGGCTTATCAATTGAGCGCAAAAGATTTCTTTTTAAGAAATTTTCATGTTGAAGGATACGAAGGAAGTGAAGTGCTTACTGAAACTATTCGAACTCCGAGCCTGAGTACTGTACCTAATACTCCGTTTACAACTGTCACTAATATTACTGCATAATGGAAACACCGGAACCAGATTTTTCTAACACAACTCCTGATCCAATGGGGTTGTCGTCTGGAACTCCGGCGCCAGCTTCTGTGCATTTAGGAGATCCGGATGTACAGATACAAGATGTTTTTGTAACTGTTATATCTTATCCACAACTCGGTGCAGGTGGCGTAGAGGGTTCATTTGATAACACTACTGGGGTTATTAATGTTGATTACGTTTCATTAAGTAAAGGGTTTGATGGAGAAGTAGAATATTTTGTTGAAGATTTTAACAATAAGGCAGAACTTGAAGATGGTGATTCAGCAGTATCGGCTGGTACTGCACAAGTAACTATAAATGCTGCCAGATTAACTTTAGGTGCTGATCAAGTTGCTAAAGACGGTAGCATGGATGTTACTGTAACTCTTCAGCAAATTGTAGATGGTAGACCATATGTTAAATCTCAAACTTTAAACATACCTAACCCTAATTACGATCCATCGACACCTGGTGTTACGCCACCACCAGCACGAGAGGGTGAAGGCTTAAATCAAGAGAGTCAAGATTTAATATCTAGCCTTTTTAATGATACACAGCGACAAAGTGAAGGTTTAAATCAAGAGAGTCAAGATTTAATATCTAGCCTTTTTAATGATACACAAGCAGCTGGAAGTGGTGCAACCCCGCCGCCCCGCCCTCCTATTATTGAAGATACAGGTGTAACACAACCACCCGATCAAGCTACACCTCCTCCGGATGGAGGAACTACCCCTACAGTAACTTATCCTGACGACAGTGGGTTAAGCGATCTTACTGAAGACTTCGAATCAGCTCCAGAGACAGAAACTGTTACAATTAGTAAGAGTAATATTGTTGATACAATACGTGATCCGTTAGCAGCGGCAGCTGAGTTAGCTGAAGAATCAGTTACTGCTGCTGAGAATACAATTGGAGCAGGTGAGAAATCTGGAGGCCGCGGTTACTTACCCGGTACACTTGGCCTGTCATTAAGAGCACAAAATCAAAGAAGGCCTAATGAATTTCCGCAAAGTTTTGTAGATCGAGTTACAAATCTAAATGACATGGCTGAAAGAGCCAGAGACTCAGCAAACTTAGCAAATGGAAAGGTTGCTATGGCTTTAATGAGTGTTAACCAATGGTTAACTACAGCTAATAATTTTGATGTATTATCAAATGCTGCAATAACAGATGTTTACTATAATATTATAGGCGCTTCACAAGCTATAGACACAGCAGCTGGTTTTGCAGAGGAAACATATCGAATTGGCCAAACAGGGAGGCAAGCAGCTAGCTGGCAAATTACATCTAGAACAACGACTAGTAAAACTGCAGCTCTAAACCTTGTAGAAGCTTTTAGCAGCATACTTACAAAAATAGAATCTTTTTATACTGCAGTGGTAACTGCACAAATAGCTGCTGATAAGGCTGCTGCAGCAGCTGCTAAACGAGCTGCTGCAGAAAAGCTTGAAAAACTTAATGCAGCAAAAGATCAGGCGATAAGTTCATTAGGTGATGATGTTTTACCTTACTATAAAAAACAGGACTATATTGCTCAAATTAATTCGTTAGGTACAACGGTAGAATTAATAAATCAATTTTTATTTAATGCAGCTCAAGCTCGACAACAAGCTATTCAGCAAGTTAGTGATGATAAGGTAAGGGAAGCAGAAGCGCGCGCTCAAGATAAAATACTAGAAGAACAACAACGACAGGCAGAACAAGAAGCGTATCTGGAAGCACGAAGCCTACAGGAGTTTGAACGGGAAGAAAGGTTACAGGAAATTGCTGATAAACGGCGCGAACTTCGAGAATCTGTTCTACTTAGCCGGTTACAAGAATTAACCTTTTCGGAGATAACAGACTTAAATAATGAGAAGGTATTACAGCAATCGACTTTACGTGATAATGAAAATATACCGGCCGAGGTGCGAAGGATTCAGTTAGAGTTTATATCTAACGATCTTGAAGTTATCGGTACTTTTCTTCGTAATAACCCGGGTTTATTATTTGAGGATCCGGTGTTTCAGGAAGAAGCACGGCGACGCCAAGAAGAGAGAAATCGATTATCTCAAACAGCTAAGAATATAAATAAGGTTCTCTTAGATGCAATGCCTCTTACTTTTGGTAACGGGTTAACAAAAGTAGATTTCTCCGGAGTTAGTGAGGGTGCTGCCGAGACCTGGTCTCCACAAAATGATGGTGATAGACCGCCTCCATATAGAAAAGCAGCAACATTAATAACCCCACAGCACGTTGTTTTATCAAAGCACTGGAATATTTTATATGGGCCTAATGATCGGTATGGTGGTAAAGTAGTTTTCGTGGATAAAAACGGAAATAGAGTTACTAGACAACTAGTTTCAACACAAGCTTTAAAAGATTCTGATGTACGTGTTGGCTTACTCGATTCACCTGTTAATAATGTAACAGTTTATCCACTACCTCAACCTAAGAGTATAGATGAATATAAAAATATTTTAAGGAATAGCCATTTTATAGCTACAGATCAAGAAAGGAAGATTCTTATTAGAAGATTTAACGGTGACTTTAATGGTGTTAACATAATGTTAGGTGAACCTAATGTTGATGATGAATATCAAGACTTTACCGGTTACAGCAATGAGATGCTTCAAAAAGGTGATAGTAGTAGCCCTACTTTTATATATACAAATAATACACCAATTTTAATTGAAACACATCGAACCAACGGTGGTGGTCCTTTTTACGGGGATAGTTCTATTCAGCAAGGTATTAATGATGCAATAGATAGTTTAAATCGTGAAACTGGTGGCGATTATGGCGGTAATTTTAAGCCTACTATAGTTGATATTGATGATGTTATTTTTAAGGGCCTGGGAGACGGGACGGGTACTACACCCGATCCAAGTGGTGGTTATACCGACGGTAGCGATACAACAGGTACAACACCGCCACCGGATGATACAACACCACCGCCTGATGATGATGGTAGCGGTACAACACCTCCGCCAGATGATGATGGTAGTGGTACAACACCGCCACCGGATGATACAACACCTCCAGTAACACCGCCTCCGTGTCCTGAAGGTAAAGAAAGAGTTAACGGGGAGTGTGTTGATGTTTGTCCTGAGGGTTGGAGGCGTAATGAAGAGGGTATATGCTATGATCCTTATCCTGAGCCAGATGACGAATCAGATGGTTCATTAAACGGTAGCCCGATTGATATAACAATCGATTTACCAGGATTAATTTCCACTGATCCAACTGACGGTAGTAGTAGTGATTTTAGGATATATGAAGATCCTACAACTGAACCACCTTATAAAACTACTCCTCCGTATACGACTCCTCCGTATACGACTCCTCCGTATACGACTCCTCCGTATACAACGCCACCTTATACTACTCCACCTTATACTACTCCACCGCCATATACTACTCCACCGCCGCCGTGTACAACTATTCCACCGAATATTGTTCCACCGGGAGGTGGTGGTCCTGCGGACCCTCGAGACCCAGTAGTTACTCTACCTCCCGAACCACCGGAACCACCGGAACCGCCAGAACCACCGGAACCACCGACGTTTATATACCCGGCTCCTATTTTACCGTTAGAGACGCCGTTTATAATGGATGAGCTTACCACTACAACTACTACGACAACTACGACAACAACGACAACTACAGTACCTCCTGTAGTGACGACAACAACAACTATTTGTCCAGAGGATGAAGATTGCAATAACTTGCAGTTTTAGTAATTATTAGTGTGGGAAAGCTAACTATTGGAACTTGCGTTTACGACGACTATGAAGGTCTCTATTTTACAATTCAATCTTTAAGATTACACCATAAAGAGGTATTAGATAGATTAGAATTTGTTATCATTAACAACAATCCTAAATCAGCACAAGGGAGGGAGATCCGTAAGTTTGTTGATTGGCTTAAAGAGCCTGTAACATATGTTGAGTTTGATGGTTTTTCGGCAACCTCGTTAAGAGATAAAATATTTGGTTTAGCTAACACTGAATACGTATTAGTATTAGATTGTCATGTATTATTAGATCCTGGTAGCTTAAAAAAGCTTTTAGATTTTTACGACGCAGGTAAAGACCATCAAAACCTATTACAGGGACCGTTAATATATGATGATATGAAAAATGTAAGTACGCACTTTAATCTCGATAAATGGGGCAGTGATATGTGGGGTGTTTGGGATACAGATAAACGAGGTAAAGACCCTAATAATAAACCATTTGAAATACCAGCACAGGGGTTAGGTTTATTTACATGTAGGAAAGATAGCTGGTTAGGCTTTAATAAAAAGTTTAGAGGGTTTGGTGGTGAAGAGGGCTATATTCATGAAAAATATAGATTAGCTGGACGAAAGGCTGTTTGTTTACCATTTCTTCGATGGTTACATCGCTTTGGTAGACCTGCAGGTGTTCCTTATCGCCCAACTAAAGAGGATAGATTCCGTAATTATATGATTGGATTCCAAGAAATTGGAAAAGATACTAATGAAATAATCGAAAGATTTAAAGACAAAGTATCAGCAGAATATATCCAAACTGTAAAAGAAGAATTAGGTTTATAAGTTACCTAGAGTAGCTTCTACCTTGAGATCATGCTTCATTGAATGAAATCTTTCATCAATATACTTTTGAAAAGCTAGAGGCTTAATCCAGTTATTACTCTCAATATCAATATCCTCTTTACTGCCTACTACTTCAAGCGCTTCAATTAGACAAGCCCAACGAACTAGTTCATCAAAGTCCATCGTCTTCGTTGTACCGTCTTTTAGTTTAAATTCATGTTTATTCATAATATAATTATATTATAGTTCCGTTCCTGGCTTATAGTCAGATGTTATTTTTATATCATCGTTTTCTTGTATTTGTTTTGCTAAATCAGTAAACGTTTTATTAACATCGAGAGTTTCAGTTAGGAGAGTCGGTACTAAGTTAACATCTATTCTATATGTATTATTACATTTGTCGCAATGAAATGTATTATCCATATTAATAAATACATTTTGCTGAAAAGTATTATTATTACATGGGCATACAATTGTTGCTTCATTGAGATCTAGAAGTTGTTGTAATTCTCCTTCAAACTCTGCAGTAAGGTTATCTACTCTGTTAATTTTGAGAGATGAAACAATAAAAGCAATTAAAAACTGGCAAACAAATACGAGAACTGCAGTCTCCCAAAATCCAAATATATTACGTAATCCAAAACCAATAGCAAGAGATACTAATATGGTAATAAACAACGACCTTAAGATAGTCATATAGCTATTTTAGCCATATCCTCCGGAATATCAAGTAGCAGTTCGTTAATTTGATCAATTTTACTGTTAATATTATCAATAACACCACCAGCAATATTTTCATTAGATTTTGCTGCTGCTAACATATTTCTTACTTCAACTAAATTTGTAAACGTGTCTCCTAGGAGCTGATTCATTTGCTGTAAGTGATACGGTAAAATAGGTGGAGCTTTTTGGTGTTTTTCATTATCCTTATACATACCCATTTGATCTGAAGCATTCATATGAAAGTTGATAGGCTTATCTTCTGGGCCTACACTGTAAGGAAATTCTGGTCCATCCATGTAATTATTTATGCTAGAGACTAAATAATTTTATGACCAAATTTGAGAAACGTTTTTTAAAATCTCTTAACGAGCAAGCTGAAGAGGAAAGAGCAGCTTTTGAAGCAGAGTTAGAGGATAATACTGAAGCTGGTGATTTTGACGTAGATGTTGAAGTTGATGAAGTTGCTGTTGATGAAGATCCTAATGTAAAGGCTGCACAAGCTGTTAGTGAGCGCAACGCAGCGATGAGAACTAAGCTTGAAAGTTGGGTTGGAGAGATTGAACAGTTTTTAGAGTACTTAAATGGTTCTTCTCCAGATTCTATTCAAACTTTGTTAGCTAATGCTGAACCCGATACAATCTTTGATCGTATGAAAGCCTCCGAACAACGTAAAATTGCTAGAGTTGCTACGGAGCTTGCTGCTTTAAATGAGTCATTTAAGGGTTATATTGCTCAAACTGGAAATGCTCAGTTTAAATACGTTTGATTACGGTATTTTTTAATCTCAGATAATCTCACAATACCTTCGATTCCGTCGAAGGTATTTTTTTCTATAAAGCTCCACTTTATTTCATCTATCTTGCAAGCAATTGCAATATCATTAAAGTCTTTAAATCTCTTACCAAACTTCTCTGGCCATATAAACACCCTCTCCCCCTGTTTGAGTAATACTTCAGACTTTACTAAGGATGCCTGATCAACCCACTGTGAATCAAGTATCCACGTCTTATCATACCATTTAAGCGTTGTATTTAACTGTTCCTCTTGACGCTGTGTAAACGATTTACCACGTTCAGTAATACCTGCTACAGCAATTGAATTTTTCGTAAAAAATGCATTAATCGGTCCTTCAAATATGTAAACACAATCATGATCACTACTTACACGATCAATATTAAACAGAGTTTTTTCAGCATTAACCTTTCCTAAATATTTCGGTTTTACTTTATTATCTTTGTTTAGGACCGTCCTTGTTTGATAAAACTCAATTTCGCCATGCTCATTAAAGAAAGGTATAACGAGTCTATTCTTATGTACCATATCGGTTAATGATACATACAGCGCCGAAGGTTTATTTACCGCGGTATCTAATCGCCGCTCTTTAATTAAATGTTTAACAGCCGTAACAACACTGCTGTTACTATAAAAGTCAAGCTGAAGCTCGTCAGACAAATTAATACTATCCTTAGGTAAGGTAGTGACTTTAAAGTTTGGTTTAGTATCTTCACTTCTTTCAACAATATCTTCAGCGTCCGGAACATGATCTTTTAATTCTTTAATTATATCTTTATCTGTAGTACCTGATACCTCTTTTATCCATCTTAATGGTTTACCAGACCACCCGCAGTTATGACAAAATATATTTTCGTTTTTAGGTATATAATAACATCGTCTTTTTTTACCTAACGACTTACCTTCTCTGCAAATAGGACAGCTGCATTGGTAGACGTTATTAAACTTGTTATACTTAGGATAAAAACCTAGCTCAAAGAATTTTAGTATAACAAAATCTTCAGGAAGCGATATCATTTAACTTATTATATAAGCTTTTCATGAAAAACAAATTATGCCAATCTTCTTTTTTATCTAAGATTCTCTTAAAGGAATATTCCTCACAATATTCAAGAAATACTTTATAAGAGGGATCGACTTTAACAGCTAATTGATCTTTATAGTATTGCGCTTCGTCGGGTAAAGACTCATACTTATCTAAACAAAATATATCTACATTTCGTTTGAATATTTCGCGTTGTGTATCATCAAGCATAAAACCTGGATCTTCAAAATATCGTTTGACCGAAGCCTTACCAAAGCGAGGTATACCAGGTACATTATCTGACTTATCACCCGTTAAGCATTTAGCAGTAAACCACTGCTCTACATCCTTATAGCCAGTTTGTTCCTCGAAGTTACTTTCTTCAAAAAACTTTTTACGTATAGGGTCATATAGAGTACACTCAGAACTA